TCCTTAATTGGATTAAGGTCGTTATGCTCTAGGATTGGCGCCCATTTCTTTTGAATTTCTTCTACTAACATTTATCTTTCTCCTTTTAGCGAAGGTTCTAAATTATTTATATTAATTTATCTTTTAATAGTTCTTGAGATTGCTTGCACGTATGACTTGACACGTGGATCAGTATAGACCACATCTGTTGATGCTTCAGACTCTTCGAGTTCTTCAGTAACTACAGTTTGAGTGGGCGCCGTTTCAGCTGTCTTAAAGAAGCTTTCTTTAATAATTGAAAGTTTCTTTGAGTACGTGTCAAGGTCACCGTCAAAATCGATGCCTTCTGAAAGCGCGCGGAACTTTTCTACTTGTGTTAGAGCAAGATCTGAACAAAGTGATTCAAACACGTCGTTCTTCTCGTGATCTACTACAGAAGACTTAAGTTCACTATTTTCAGTGATAACTTCGTCAAGCTTTGACTCTAGTTCTTGTACGCGAAGAGCTAGAGATTCTAGAACATCTGTCTTTTCAGCAGGAACTGAAATATAATGTTCTTCGAATACTGTCTTAAGACTATCAATGAATTCTTCCATGATCTCATTACGGAGAGCGGATTCAATTGCTACTTCGTTGTCTTTCATCCATGACTCTACAACGTAGTCGAGATATGTGTCTAACTTACCTGCCATAATCTCTTCAATTTCTGAAACCTGATCAGCAAGCTTCTGATCCATTTCTTCTTCTAGTCTTGCTGTTTCTACAGCAATTGCAGATGAAATTGCAGCTTCGAAGAGAGTTGTTGCTTTTTCTTTAAATTCTTCTGAAAGATCTTGTCCTTCAAACATAACTTCAAAATCTTCTTTAATTGATGACTTCATAGCTACAGAAGCTTTATTCTTAGCAGAATTGTCACCAACACCATAATCTTTTCCTGGACCAAACTGTGCCTGCGCCTGATCGAACCACTTAACAAGATCACGCTTTGGCATTTCAGCCATTGCGCCGATCATAGTCTTCATGATTTCAACACGTGACTTAGGATCAGCAACTGACATTGCAGCTGGCTTTAAAGTTTCGGCAGCTGAAGCTTCATCAATAGCTTCAACGTTGTCCGTTACTTCAATTTCTTTATTTTCTAGTTCTTTACTCATTTTAAGGATCTCCTTAGTATTTTAATAATTATTTATATTAAATGATCTTTTTAGTAGTGGAAATGCTGCTAATGAAGTTTTCGAATACAGCAAACTTATTAATTTCAATTTCATCCATCTTCATCTTTTTAAGTTGAGTTTTAATTTTTTCTGCTGCTTCTTGAACCCATATACCGTTCTTTTTATCATAGATCCAATCTACATTTTCCATGATACCTTCAACGAATGCATTTGGTGCAGATGGATCTGCAACAATGTCAGCGGCAGTTGCAAGATGAAAATCATCCTGAACTTCCATAATTCCATTCTTTTCTACTAGAGATCCCATACCTCTTGATGAAACACCAAGATTTGCACCTGACTTTAACAGACCCTTAACAATGTTTCCCATTGGTGTTTCTGTTATTTTTGCTTTTCCATAAACGTCATTACCTGACCACTTTAATTCAGTAATCATATGTGAAACTCTATCTAAATTGATAGATGGACCTTGTGGGTGACCTAGTTCACCATATGCTCTATTACTATTGACATTCTCTCTAATATATCTTTCTAATTCTTTTTCAAGAATTGGCTTTCTATATATTCTGCCATTACGATTTTTTTGTTCTGCTTGTAGAAAAATACCTCTGATGAAATGTTCTTTTTCACCATTTTCTCTTGCTTCAGAGATATATTCTACATCAACAATTTGTTCTGCTATAAGTTTCATTTTAACCTCTATATGATGCGGCTGTTGCTAACACGGCAACATTAGCAGCAATCGTGTCAGTTGGATTCTTTTGAACAAAGATGTATTGATTTGCTGGCAATGTAAATGTTCCGATAGTAGCGCTAGTGTTTGCAATTATTATAACTGCAGCAACAGTAGCGCTAATATACACAATCGGTGAGTTGTAAATTGTATTAGCTGTAGTTAGTGAAATTTGATTGGCTGTAGGTTTAATTATATTCATTTATCCATAGCCTTCTTGGTAGCAGTAGCATACATTACATCTTTTGCTCTTTCACCGTATCTCTGCTTAAATCCAGCAATATTCTTTTTCATTCCTTTAACAATGTCTTCACGCTTCTTCATTTCAGCATCTGACATTTCTCTTTCACCAAGTTCTTTATTATGATAATATGTGTCTTCTTTCCAACACTCTTTTAAACCATGCACTGGACAATTTACATTTTCTGCAGTCATATTGCATTTCGCTTCAGCTACAGGACTTCTTCCCTTTGGCTTACCCTTGTTTAACCATTCTTGTCTTGGTGAAATCCAACCTGGTTGATTTTGTGGAGCTTCTGGTTGTGTGCTAACTCCACCACCTTGTGTTGGCGATGGATGAGCTGGTAAAACACCTGACATTGTTTGTGTATATACACCATCTGGTTTTCTTGGTGTGTTTTGATACCATCTTAACTGAGCAGGGGTTTCTGTTCCATCCATTTCAGTTACAGGACCAGTTGAATAACCATAGTCCTTTGCGTCTACATTTCTATCATCTTCAGAACCCATGCTGCTCTTTTTCTTTTGCTGCTTAGACTTTGATGCTTCATCAATTTCTTTTTCTTCATAAGCAGCAGCTGCAGCTTCTACAGAACGATAACCATGTCTTTTACCTGGATCGTTTTTTTGAACTTTAGCTTCTGGTTTTACGTTACCAGCAGTAAAAACGTTTTTATTCTTATTAACATCACCCTGATCAGCATAGGTGTGTGTAGCGAGAAAATCTTCTTCGCCTTTAGGAACATTTCTTCCAGCGTTTTTGCTTACAATATCTTTAAGATTCTTCGCCATTTTCCTGTGTGTCCTCTGTATCAGTCTCTGTACCTTCTTCTGAAGATTCATCAGAAGGTTCTTCTATCTCTGTTGTGTCAGGCTCACTAAACATATTTTGAGCTATTTCAATTTTTTTATTATTTATTGAATCAGCAATTCTATCCTGTAATATAGAGTGAAACCTATCTTGAAAATCAAGTGGTTTTTCATCAACAGCGAACTGTATCATGTCTTTCAAAGATTCAATATGATCGGTCATAATTTAACTCCAGAATTATATTTTTGCAATATTTGTTTTGCTCTTGGATCACCACTCTTTGCTATAATCTGAGAAGCAGATTTTAGTTTGGCCTGATCTTGTAATGATTTATTATCTTTATTTATTAAACGTTGATACGTATTTGTAGCCTGTGTTAGTTTACCAGAATCAGCATCTCCACCACCAGATGGTTGTACATTCTGAATAGATGATGGATTAGGAACTAGATTGCCGGATCCATCATCAACCATAGGTGGATTTAATATAGGATCCATTTGTTCTGCCATTATTTCTTGGTTTAACTCATCAATATCTTCACGTGTCTGTTGTAGAATATTCTTTCTTACCCAAGCATGTGAATAATATTTTCCGATAAGAGGTGCAATTGCATTATATGTTTCTAATCTTGCTACAGTAATTTCATTATCCTTTAATTCTTTAAAGAACCCATCATTTGCAAAATCAAAAGTTATAACCTTTGAATATGCTTTCCATTCTTCAATGGTCATGATACCTTTAAGAACTAATTGCTTTTCTAACAAACTAAGGAAAAGTGTAGAGAATTTTCTTCTTAGTCTTGAAATAAACTTAGCAAACTTAACTTCTTCTCTTGTAATTTCAGAAGATCTTCCAAGATTAAACCCTGTATTTTCTTGTTCTAGTCTACTTACAGGTACGTTAAGTGATCTATAAAGTTTCTTTTGGAAGTATAATACGTCTTCCATCTCACCTAAATTTTGACCGGCAGGAAGGGTAGTAACCTCCGTACCTCTTCCGCCTTCACGACGTGGAAGCCAATAGTCTTCTAACATCGTCATGAACTTACGATCGTCTCTAATTTCGCCAGATGCAGCATCATAGACAAGACGATTCTTATGTTTAACCATAATTTCACGAACGTACTGTTCAGCTTTCATCTTTGGTAGATTACCAACATCGATGTACCAAAGGCGACGTTCTGGTGCTCGTGATATACGATAGATTACTGTAGCATCTTCAAGTGTACGTAACTGATTTAAAGGTTTAATACCTTTATGAAGATGAGATAGAACCATTGTTCCATATGTGTCTACCAAACCAGATGTTGTATGAATGATTGCATCCTTTGCAATCTTTAAACCTGATTGGTGAGTTGTTGGCCCTACATTTTTATTGCCAACGTTGAAGCCTTTTTCATTAAAGATATAATATTCTGCTTCAGTTTTTGTAAGTGTGAACTCGCTTGTTTTTGATCTCTTTTTAGAAACTTCTTTTACTTTTCTAATTTTTCTAGGATCAATATATCTTATTTCTTTAATACCAGATTTTAGATCTTTATCATCAATCAGAACATGATAATATAATCTTCCATCGATATACCATCTTTTATATGTGTCATATGCTGTGTTATTAAAATCTATAAGATTTAATACACTTTTAAATTCGTACTCAATTGCTTTTTTAATTCTACTATCTAGATTTGTTTCATCTAGATCTATCTTAACTATTTCGTTTTCATCAACACAAATAGATGCATTGACAATTTCATCAATTGCTGCATCTATTTCTGGTTGTACTGACATCTCACGATATTTAGAGACAAGCTCAGCTTCGGTTCTTACTGTACCATCTAAGTCTACATATGTACCATAAGATCCACCGGCTGAAACAACGACAGCTCCATCATCGTTTTCTTTTGGGACAAACGATGGGAGCTGGTCGTCTTTTTCTAGTCTTTTGAATTCAAATCCAAATAATTGTGCCATTAATACCTGCTTTTTAGTATTTCATAATAAAAATTGTTTGTCAAATTAAGCTGGATTTAATTCAACGTTATATATTCCCTGTGTTTCAGTTTCAAGTGGTTCCCAATAATCATAAGAGAATGTAACGTCGAATGACTCAATAGTATTTGTTGAATCCCAGTCTAATGAGATTGCGCCAACTGAAGTTGGGAAAGCGCCATTAAACTTATATTGTCTGATAACACCGGAAGAATTTGATGGACCAGCCTTAGAGAACTGCTGTACAATTAGATCAGTCTTATACTGATCTGGACCAGCACCTGTAGGACCTGTAAGACCGCTTCCCATTCTGTTCGACACGTGTGTGTTAATCATGTTAAGCCATGCTTCCATAGAATTACGAAGTTCAAAATCTTCGTCATTCATGCATGTTACTGACCAGTCTTCAAAATCTCTATCACCAGCAATCTTAATCTTTCTTCCGAAGTATGGTACTGGAACAGAAGAAACAGAAGATGATGGAAGTGATGTTGATCTAATTAGAAAACTAGCTCTTTCTGGATTTCCTGGAATGATGTTTGGAAACTGCATGATAACTCTGAATAGAGTTGGTCTTGCACCACCAAAAACCAGACCGTTTGATTTAAATGCGTCTATATTAAAAGCCATTTTAGTCGACTCCTTTGTTTTAATCTATTTATTAGAACTTGCCAACTACTTCAGAGAAGGCTACGCCAGATCTAACTGCAACAAAGTTGAGCTGAATGAAGTTAATTGAACGAGCTGGCTTAATATAGATATCGCCAACAAATTCGTTTCTATCAACAACTTCTGCTGTGTTGTTTGTTTGATCGCATACAACCAAGAAGTCAGTAATACCACGACGGCCCTTAACATCTCTTAGATAAGGAATTACTAGGTTTCTAAACTGAGCTCTAGTGAATTCATCGTTGAATTCGAATAGAGTGAATTTAGCAGCAGTAGCAATTGCCTTTTCAAGAACAATGAAT